TGTTTCAGAATCAACTAAGCCACGGATTTCTTCAAGACGGGCTTTGATTTCTTTTAAACGTAATTCTAAGTTCATATCGAACTCCTTTCTAAAACTTTGTTTTAATTGCTAGTCTTTTCACTAATATAGTTCTTCGTTCTAAGTTCTCTGCATCCTCCAATGCCTTTAGTTCAGCGTCCGCCAACTCTAAAGAGCGAGAACTTGCCTGACAAGAGGTTTGGTCGTATGCTGGCAAATCAACGACACTAACATCAAAAAGACGATCAATTGCCGTGATCGTTCTCTTTGGTAGTTTTCCACTCTTATCCCAGCTTTGACTTTTAACAGTAAAAGCGAATGACATCTTGTCTAATAATCCAGCTTCGATACATTTGAAAATGTCTCTGTTGCTAGTTGTGTCGATGAGTTCGGCTCTAATTTTGAGACCTTTTTCATCAACTTCTAGAGAAAGAGAACCATTTCTGGTCCTCGCTATGATTAAGGTTGAGTCATTGTGATTATATTTAAATGGCACATCCTTCATGTTTGCTTCTTTAAGCGCATCTGGAGAGATAGATTCAATGAACCCATGTTCTTCAGTTCCGATAAGGGTATCTTCATTAAAGACAATCGCATACCCTTCAACGATCATCTTTTTGTTTTCTTCATCTGCTCTACTTTCTAGAGTCGAGAATCTAGTTTCCTTCTCCATTATCGATTTCCTCCTTGGATTTAGGTTTTTTAAACAATTTATCTAGCTGATATTCGTTTGCTTTATCAGCATCAACATAGTTGAGTGATTGTAATCTCTTACTTCCACCTTCAATAGGCTCGAAGCCAAGTAACGATCTAGATTCGTTCAAAGAAAGGATTCCTAATCCCATCAATTTCTCTATCGCCGCTACCTTTGTGGTCCAAGATGCATATTGAAGTCTTTCTGAATAAAAGACGATTTGTTCTCCTTCTTCTAATTGGCCTCTAGTCAATAAAGCTTTAGAGAACGCTTCACTCATCTGAATAGCGATACCTTCTATAACACCTTCGTAGAACGCGTTATATTCGTTTTCGTTATATTTGTTATCGAATATTGCATCACTAACACCAAAGTAAGAAATGATCTTCTTTTGTAAGAATGTCAGTGTTGTTGAATCAATTAACTTAGGGTCCGTATTAAGTGGAACGTAGTCACTTTTAAGGTCGACTGGAACGATTGAACTTCCACTACTTCCAATTGACTCTTTTAGAGCATTATCAAATTCTTCTTTTTGTTTGGTCTTATCTTTTTCGTTAAGTAAACCATTAATCTTTAAAAGCCCTTTGATTTGGAACGAGGACCTAATCGCGTTATCCACTCCCTGAAGTAATGAATCATTAATTTTGATTGTCTTTAATAAAGCTGCGTGATCGCTGACCGCACTAGTTCCACCAAAGACATCATTGATTCCATAAAATCTTCTTAAGTGAATGATTGATTCATAAGGAAGTGTATAAGTCTTCCCATTAGAGAAATAAAAACGGAAGAACACGCTTCCGCCGTCATCTTTTAGCATCTCTACCGAGTTCGGTTTAAGTGGCCATAACTCTTTTAATTCATAAGTTTTGGAATCATAAACCGGATAGATAAATGCATTATTATTGAGAAATAACAAAGTTACTACTCGATAAATAAAGTCATAAGGTGACATCAGATAGTTCGGTTGAAAGCGAAGTATATAAGAGAGATTCCCTTTCTTCTCTTGCACCGTTTTATCATTTGTCGTTTTTACATATCTTGGCTTTAACTTTGCAGAATGAGTAGCAATACGATCAATGCAGATTTTTACTACATCGCTAGCATTGACATTATCTCCAAAGTCCTGAAAGATATTTAAAGTTGAACGGAAGAGTCTAGTGTCATATTGAACAGGAGTAACGACTTGTTTCTTTCGTTTGAAAATATCAAATAATCCCATTAGAACCCTCCTAATTAATCATGTTTTCATAATCGGTCTTATAGCGGTTCAAAACTGCGTAAGCAATTATGAGAGCTACACAACCATCGATTCTTTTAAGCTTGCTATTTAATTTGCTCGGCTGAATGTTTCCGTTTAAATCAACCTTCGCTTGGGTGTTAGCAAAGCACCACTTCAAAATCGGATTGTTATTATAAATAACTTTCTTGTTCTTTAAGTCACCTTCTAGTTGTTTCATTGGTTCAGAAAGTGTATAGATGCCCTGACGGATTTTCTCCATCGTAAACCCGGCATCTTCCATTTCCTTTACCCAGTATTGAGAATTCCATGGATCGTATCCAACCCATAAAGGTCTGATTCCATATTCTCTTACCATCTTTACAAACCATTCGGTAACTTTAGAGAAATCATTCTGACTACCATCGGTTAAGGTGATAAGTCCACGCTTAACCCAGATGTCATATGGAATCTTATCTTCCTCTACTCTTTTACTAACTAAGTTACTTGGCATAAAGAAATGAGGAATAACATAGTTAATTCCGTCTTTGATAATAAGAAGCACAGCTGCTGTTAGGTCAGTTGTCGAACTTAGGTCAACTCCACCAATTGCGTAGCTATCTTCTAACTTGGTTAAATCATAAGTGGCTTTATTCTCTAGCTCATTAAATGTGAGCCAAGACCCACTTTCAATTTGTTTGATGTTAAAGTCCTTACATAACATAGTTACTTTTGTGGCCATGTCGTTGCGGGCTTTGTTCATGATGTCATCAAAATAAGACTTTGTCTTGATGGTTCCTAAACTCGGGTTACTCTTTTGCCATGAACTAGGATCATTGAAGATCTCATCCATTGAATCCTGAGTATAGAGCCAAGGAAGAATACGTTCATCTTTGATTTCTCCTTTTATCATCTTTCTCACATAAGCGAGTTTATTATCTAGAAAGCCATCCACTGTAGTTCCTTCGGTAGTAATGATAAATATCAAAGGTTCTTTTTTCGTGGATTGAGATTGTTTAATCGCATCATAGACTTTTGAGTCAGTCATCTCATGAACTTCATCAATACAGCCAACTTCGATGTTATAACCATCTTTGTTTCTACTTTGAGCGGATAACTTCTTTATCTTGTTTTTGTTCTTTGGAGAATAAATGTAGAAGATATTCTTTTTAGAACGTCTTTCATTGCGGAGAGCTTTGCTCTGCTCTCTCATGTTATTTATCTCTTCAAACAAGATAGATGCTTGATCGTTTGTATTTGATGCGCAGACGATGTCAGTACCTCCACTACTTAAGAAAAACTCTGCTAGGTCTATACCTGCAATGAAGGTAGTCTTTCCATTTTTTCTAGCGATAAGAAGTAAGGCTTCGTTAAATCTTCTAAGACCGGTGTCTTTCATCTTAAAACCGTATGCTACTTCTAAGAAGGCTTTCTCCCATAGTTCTAAAAGGAATGGTTGACCATTAAAAGGAGACTTTGTGTGTTTACAAAACTTCTCAATGAATTCGATTCTTAATTGACCAGGTCTTTCATCATAAAAGTAGCGAGGATCTTCTAAATCCGCTTTTAAGCCATTTAAGACACTTTTTAACTCTTCTCCAGCAATTATGCGGCCTGAGTTGATTTCGTCTAAATATGATAGGAAAAAACTCATTCTTCGCTATCTTCCGTAGTTTGCTTAGGCACTGGAATCTCATGATAATGAATCTCTGAGTCTTTTTTGCCTAAAACGAGCTTTTTACCCAAAATAGAACCGTCAGTGACACTTTGGATAACGCATCCATCTCTAGCAACTAAAATTCTTAGTCCTTTTTCTTCAATGATTTCCATACATTATTCCTCCGGTACTAAACTGAATGTTCTATTGGTTCCTACGTTGTTATTAGAGTAGGTTTTAATCTTGACTTGGCTGACTTCGCCACTGCTGAAGATAATAACACCAGTGTCGTTTATGACTTCATCTACTGGAACAGGTCTAAAGTTGCCCCATGCACTTGGGATATAATCTCCACCTGTGATATCAATCTTGAATGATGTTTCAGAAAGATATTCGTATGTGAAATTAACTGCATTGCCTGTGCAACTTATACAACCGATACCAGAGCCAAACTCAATATCGATAGAAATTGAATTGTTTTCGTAATGGAAGCACTTGCCAGCAAGCGGATCATCCGCACCAACAATTCCAATGGACCAGTTCTTACTAGTAGCAATAGCTATATCCTCAGCCTCTAATCTGTCATAGACAGTTTGATGGATAGAGATGACTTTTGATGCTGCACCAGATAAGTCTTTTAAGTTTCTAAACATTTGGATAACCGATTCTCTGGTCAATGATGTGCAATTACCAAAGTTAGCATTAACATTAAAGTTGCTCTGTAAACTAATTTTACTTAAAACAGGACAATCCTGAATTGCTTCTAAAGGAATAGGTACATTAATTGTATTAGGGAACCAAACCTCATTTAAAAGTGGACAGTTCTTGATAACCGCAGTCCCACCACTAAAAGAAGTTAATCTATCTGGTAAAAAGAGCTTCTTAAGATTTGGAATACTCCAGAAAGCATAAGAAGACAATTGTCTTAAATTTGAGTTAGCACCAAAAGTGACTATTTCGCATCCGCAAAAACCTAAATTGTATTGTCCCCAGCTCGAGAGCGATGAAGGGAACTCAATATCACCTAAGTTTTCAATACGATATAAAGCACTATTTTCAAGTGTGGCTAATTGACTACCAGGTTCAAACTCAATATGCGTACAACCACTTTGATAAAATGCGTGTGCCTTAATCGTTGTAACTGTGTAAGGTACAGACACTGTAAATTCATTAGTGGCCTCTGCTAAAAAGTTAGTGGTAACAAAACTCACTCCTTCAGGGATTTCAAAGTGATCAAACGTTCCTTCAACAAGTTGAGAAAGCAAAGTAAACTCCTCTGATGTATGAATAATCCCTAAGTTTCCTTTTAGGACTGTGGCCACTACTGGTTCTGAAGCATAGATGTAATTTGCTGTAATTGTTGAATCACTATTAGCGACTTCATCACAGGCGATAAAACTCATCTCCCAAGCACCCTCATAAGCTGTGATCGCTTTAGGGATTTCAAATTCATTATCGTGAACCCTATAAAGATAAGTCGCGTTTTTATGAGTGAATTTTAAGTAATGATACGTACTATCAATTTCTGAATCGACTTCAAATAAGAGTTTTACTCTTTTAGATTCTCTATAGACTGATATTTCAAATGGCTCTTCGCTTAATTCGAGTTTGCCATTTTTCTTTACATTAATGGTAATTTCAAAAGCCATGTTACACTCCTTTCGCGTTCTTTATGAATTCATCAAACTCGTCATCTTCATCAATGACGTCGCTACCCATGATTCCATTAAGGGTTTTTATAATGGCTTGATATGCGCCAACAGAAGCTAGGAAAGTTTTATAAGCTGGAGACTGTTTACTACTTCCGTCACTATAGTGAAGAATAGCTCCATACTTATTTATTTCATTTTCTAGATCATCTAATTGGTCCTTTAAAAAAGCCGCTTTCTTAAGCAGCTCATCTACTAGTTCGGATTTCTTTTCATCCACATCTTTAAAGAGGGATTTCAATCTTTCGTATTCTTTTGTTACGTTTTTGTTCATGTTCCCTCCCTTAGATTTTTGTTCCCAGAAAAATAGGGTTTTTGAAATTTTGGGCCTCGCGTATTTCTGAGGTTCGGCGCTTCGGTACTTCCAAATCACAAAGTGATATCGACCGGGGCGGGGTAATTTATTTTATTTTTTCTGAACGAGATCACCATTGCTGTCAAAACAATATGGGTTATGCTTTCCAACCCTATGATGTACTTCGTTATGACAGTGTTCACAAAGAAGGATGAGGTTATCAGGATTGGTAGCAATGCTAGGATCGTCAACGTTCTGAATGGTTAAGTGAATCTTATGATGGACTTGGCTACCAGGTTTCCCACACATCACGCAGAGACCTTTGTCCCTGATGATGACTTGCCTTCGAGCTTCGTGCCACCTATCAGATTTATAAAAGCGTTCAAGTTTCTTGGGCTTATGAGACGTTGTCTTCTTGTACCAGCTCGCCATTAGCGAATCAAACCCCACTCGGCAAACTTCTCGAATCCGCCGATCTTTTTAATGTAGTTTCTGGCAATTTTAACAATCTCTTCATAAGGCTTACCATCAACTGTTTCATCACCAATGCCACAGCTGATTTCAACAGGTCTTCCGGTTTCTTGGGCTTTTAAATGAGCGTAGATGTTAATGGACACATCAGCTTTGCTGAGGTCTTTACCATGTAAGCCACCACCAGTAACAGCAAAGCCCATATCAGAGCCAAGCTTACGGTTAGTAGCAC